CCTACGACGAGGCCACGTACACCGCCCGGCGCGCCTACGACGAGGCCACGGCCCCCGCCGAGCGCGCCTACGACGAGGCCACGTACACCGCCCGGCGCGCCTACGACGAGGCCATGGCCACCGCCTGGTTTGCAGCCTGGCAGAACAGTTAACGCGAAACATGGGGGCTCGCCCCCATGTCCTACGGCGAAGCCGCCCTCGACCGTGGCCGATGAGCACGGGGCGGCATAAGGAGGAAGCGGCATGCGCTGGATCGTTGCGGCCTTCGTGCTCGCGGGGGCGCTGTGGTGGATCGGATCGAACGACGAGGCCGCAATGCGCACCTGTCAAGAGCGCCACAGCTTCGACACCTGCCACCATTCGCTTTACCGTTGACACGGCGGCGATAAACGCATAGGTTTCTATGCAGAAGGAGAACCATGTCATGTTGAACGTGAAGCAGATTGCGGAGAAGGCGGCCGGCGAGTTCGGCCTGTCTCTGAAAGATGATCCGACCGCGTGGGCAGACGCCGCCACGGTGACGCCCGCCGAAGTGGTCCGGCAGTGCAACGAAGCCGCCCGCGAGAACGCCCGGTCTGCGCTCTCTCGCGCGCTTGGGAGGGTCTCGGAGCTTATCGCCACCGAAATGGACGTGGTGATATCGGAAGACGGCCCGCTTGCCGACCTGACGAGCGTGCTCGCGCAGCACGTCGAAGGGCTGGACGTTGACTTGTCCGGCGTCGAAGCGGCGACGGACTGGCAGGGCCGGGTTGACGCCTTGCGCGAAGCGCTTGGCTTGGCAGTTCACGGCTATACCGTGCCGCCGGTCAGCATCGCGGACGTGCTGGCCTACGCCAATGAGGACCCCCGGCTTCACGCGCCAGGGCTGCGGAGAGGGATTGCGGCGGTTGCCGAGCCCGTCGCATTGAAAGACGAGGAAGTCCCGGCGTTCCTCCGGCGCGGCGTTCAAGCCGAACCGGCGGCAAACTGGGACGACGAGCCCGCCGTGCCGGAACCCGTGGTCGAACCGGCTGCGGACTGGGACGACGAGCCCGGCCCGGTTGCCACGCCGGCCCGCCAGCGGGCCGCGGCAGCGCCGAGCGGCCCGGTTCCGCCGCTCGTCGGGCTCGCCGTCGCCGCCGGCATCACGGACACGGAAATGGCCGGCGTTCTCGGGCTGTCGAAGTCCTACTATTCGCTGATCCGCAACGGCAAGCGCCCGTGGCCGGGTATGAAGCCCGACCAGGCGAAGGCCCTGCGGGTGGAAGTTGACGCCCGCACTGAAGCCTTGGCCGCAGTGCGTGACGCGCTTGACAGCGGTGCGGTGCTGAAGCCGGAGGGCGTGTGATGACGAAGCGGCCGTTCCAGTCCGTCATCACCCTGGACCTGCCGCTTCCGCCTTCCGTGAACAGTGCGTTCGCAGCGCGGCGGGGGTCGCATCTCACCATGAAGACGGCGGCCTATCGGTTTTGGCTTCGTCAGATCGAAGAGCTTTACGGTCGGGGTGACAACTTGCCGTGGCTCGGGGGCCGGCCTTACGGCCTGTGGATCGACTTGGCTCCGAACGTACGGGGTGACATCGACAACCGCGTGAAGCTCTTGTCAGACATCCTGAAGCGCCCGGACAAGCCAGGGCAACACGGGCTTGGGGTTGTCGTGGACGACAAGGAAATGTGGGGGCTGCACGTTGAACTGTGCGAAGGGATCGCGCGGGACAAGTGCCGGGCAACCGTGGCGGAGATGGGCGTATGGCCCGGCTATGTGTGCATGAGGATGGGCGCATGACGACGCAAAAGCACGACGGGCGCGCGGTCGCACAAACCGCCGACCAGGTAGGACCGAAGTGCCCGGCGTGCGGCGCGAGCACGAGCCGTGTGACAGACAGCCGCAGCCACGCCGGCGTGCGCTTCAGGCGCAGGGTGTGTCGCATCTGTGCGAACGGTTACTTCACGGCCGAGCAGGTGATTGACAACAGCACGTTCGCCGTCGTCTGCAAAGGCGAAGATTTCAGGACGCTGACAGATGACTGAGAAACTTGAACAGTACCAGATCGAAGGCGCGGCGTTTCTCGCGGCCAACTATCGCGCGTCGATCTTCGACGAGCCGGGTCTTGGCAAGACTGCGCAGGCGATCCGTGCCCGCGAACTGGTGAAGGCTGAACGGTCCATCGTGATCTGCCCGGCTGGTGTCCGTCAGGTCTGGCCGTATCAGATCAGGCTGTGGGGTCGCGACAACGCCCGCGTCGTGAAAGCGGACAGCGTGTTCGACCTGGTCGCCTGGCAGCGCGGTAAAGTGGACGTGCTCGTCATGAGCTACGAGCAGGCAGTCAACTGGGCCGGCGACATCGCGTCCGACTATTTCGACGCGCTGATTATCGACGAGAGCCATTACCTGAAGAACCCCGAGGCGAAGCGAACCAAGGCCATTGTCGGCGAGAAGGGCGACGGCATCGGCGGCATCGCGGGCTTCGCCTCTCGCGTCTGGTGTCTCACCGGCACGCCGATCAAGAATGACCCCGCCGACCTGTGGGTTCCGCTTCGCCTGGCGGGCCAGACCCGGCTCGATTTCACAGCGTTTCAGAAGCGGTTCTTCAAGCAGCGGGTCGGCACATTCAGCGTGTCCAATTCCGTGCGCAAAGAGGCGCTGCCGGAGCTTCAGGCAATGCTCCGCGATATGTCCATGATGCGGACGTTCGACGACGTGGGATCGTCGCTGCCGCCGATCCGTCTAGATGTACTGCCGGTGGACGGCGACAGCCGCCCAGTGGTCGAGTACCTGAAGCAGTATCCGGGCCTGTCCGAGCGCATCATTCAAAGCATTGAGACCGAAGGCCGGCTGGCTTTCGACGACGGCACCCATATCGCCACGCTCCGCTCACTGATCGCCGAAGCCAAGGCCCCCGGATACGCTAGGCTGATCACCGAAGAACTGAAGTCCGGCACTATCGACAAGCTCGTCATCATGGCGCATCACCGCCGCGCGATCCAGCTTGTCACCGATCACCTGAACCAGCACGGCATCCGGGCCGAAATGATCATCGGGGGCACGAGCGAACGCCAACGGGAATTGACCGTGCGCTCGTTCCAAGACGACCCGAAGGGCGTCCGCGTTATCGTCGGCAACATCACAGCCGCCGGTACGGGTCTGACCATGACGGCGGCCTGTCGCCTCGACATGCTCGAAAGCTCGTGGACCCCGGCCGACAACGTCCAGGCCGTGCGCCGTATCCGGCGCAAGGGCCAGACCCGCCCGACCCTTGCGCGGTTTGTCATGCTGAACAACAGCTTCGACGACAGCGTGGCGAAGATCGTAACCCGCAAAGCGAACACTATCGTCTCGATCACCGCGAAGGACAACCTTCACGAGGCGATGGCGATGAAGGATTGAATTTTCAGCTTGACCGCGCTGGCTGAAACGCATAGAAATGTATGCGCGGTGTCAACTGCAAACAAACGGAGACGAACATGAAGATCATCCTGAACATCGAGACGAACGATCCCGCCGACCTGAGCCGCATTGCCGCCGCTCTGTCCGGCGAGGCCGTGACCGTGACGACCACCAAGCCGGCGACCACTCGTGCGTCGGGAAAGTCGGAGACTGCTGCGAGCGCGGCCACCGGTCCGTCGTCGGGCCGGGCTTCTACGCCGGCCGCCACGTCGCAGCCCTCCGACAATGGCCCGAGTGCGACGACCGCTGCGTCCCCTTCTGAACAGGCTGCTCCGGTTCCGAGCGAGGCCGATCTGATCGCCGCCGGCAACGCGGCCGTCGCCAAGGTCGGGGTCGGCGGGCCGGACAAGGTCAAGAAGTACATCGCCGAGCACTTCCAGAAGGCCGATGGCTCGCCGGGCACGCTGAAGCTGACCGCCGAGAACCAGCGTGCCAAGCTGCTCGCCGATCTCCAGGCCATCGGCCGGGGCGAGATCACGCTGTGAGGCGTGATGCCGGGGGCGGAGCCTAGAACAGAGGAAGGCAGTACCGGAAATACGGGCGGTTCAGTTCCGTCGGAAGATATGAAGCTACCGCTACCGGGTTCGTGCGGATGGCTTGGCGAGGGGGCGGCCCGTCAGCCCCCATGGCGGAGTGGCTCCCGCCCGCCCCCGAGTTCGACACACCTGCAACCACAAATGAAGGCTCACTGACATGCCTGAACAAGACCAGAACTCCGGGGCCGACCGGAACGAGGACGCCCCCAACGCGCAAGCCCCTGCTCCGGTTCCCGAGCAGCCTGCGCCTGCGCCCGCTCCAGAGGCCCCCACGCGGGTGCTCGAAGAGCCCGCCAGACCTGCGCTTCCGCCGAACCCCGTGGCATCGCTGCGCCAAGTGTTCCGCGACGTGGCCGCTATCGTCGGTGAAGATAAGGCCGCGTTCATTCTCGCCGAGTTCTACGGCGTGACCAGCCCGGATGCGCTGCGCGCGGCCGATCTGCTCGACGCCATCGACAAGCTCTACGAGGCCGCGTAATGGAACATCCGACCGTCAAACAGCATCTGACGTTCGGCGGCTCCACGGCGCACCGCTGGCTCCGCTGCCCTGGCAGTGCCCGGCTGTGCGCCACGCTGCCGCCGCAGGCCGAGAACGAACACATGGCGGCCGGCACCCGCGCGCACGCGCTGTTCGAGATGGCGGTGCGTGAGCGCCGTGAAACCGTCTTGGACTTTGCAGGCGAGGCGCTTCAGCCAGGCTGGCCGGAGTTCGAGGCCGACGATGTCGAAGCGGTGCAAGTCGCGCTCGATCATGTCAACGACATCCTGAACAAGCACCCCGACGCCGTGTACTGGGTTGAGCGTATGTTCACCCTCGGCGAAGATGTCGGCGGCTCCGCCGATGTCGTGATCTACATTCCGTCGCTGAAGCTGCTGATCGTGATCGACTACAAGCACGGCCGTGGCAAGTACGTGAACGAGAACACTCCGCAGATGAAGCTCTACGCTTCGTGCGTGCTGTTCGGCATCACCGAATACCTGGTCGAGCGCGTGGACGCGACGATCGTCCAGCCGCGCTGCCAGGTCGGCGAGCCTATCCGAACCGCGATCTACAGCCCGTCCGACCTGATCGCGTTCAGCGATGACGTGGACGCGGCTGTGGCGGCTGCGAAAGCCGAAGCCCCGCCGCTCGTTGCCGGCGACGAGCAGTGCCACTGGTGCCCGGCGGCGCATGTCTGCCCGGCGCTGTTTGCCGCGCTCCCCGAGACATCGCGCGAGGTGATGTCATGGGCCGGAACCGAAGCCCCAGTCGAGACGGACGTGGTGCTCACGCTGCCGTCGCCGGAGCAGATGCGCCACAACCTGACGAAGCTCGCCGAGACCTTGGCCGTGCTGCCTTTGTTGCAGTCCTGGATCGACGCGGTGGAGGATCAGGCTTCAGCATTGGCGCTCGCGGGCCACACACTGCCCGGCTTCAAGCTCGTGCCGAAGCAGGCTCGGCGGAAGTTCTCGGACGAGGACGCGGCTAGGGCGTGGTTTGCCAACAACACGTTGCTGGACGAGGATGACTTCGCCCCGCGCAAGCTGCTATCTGTTGCGCAGGCCGAGAAGCTGGTGAAGCAGACGGCCGGCAAGGACGGCGTCAAGGCCATGGCCGAGTACGTCGTCAAGGAAAGTTCGGGGCTGAAGTTGGTCCCGGACAGCGCGAAGGGGGACGCGGTCAATCCCCTTGCCGTCGCCGAGGCCGGCTTCGCCTCGGCAGTGACGCTCTGAGATGGAGATCAAGATGTCGAACCAGATCGACCCCCGCATGCATATCGGCCTTGTGCCGGAACTCTATGACCGACTGATTGTCGGCAACCCGCCGCGCATCGGCGAAGGCGGCCTCGTGTTTTCCGGCGCGGTGCGCCTGTCGTGGCCGAGCCTGTCGAAGCCGGCGAAGCCGATGACGGCCGGTGCAACGCCGAAGTATCAGGCCAGCGGCCTGTTCACCCACAAGAACATCTCGCCCATCATGGAGGCCCTGAAGGCAGCGGTGCGCATGCACTACCCGTCCGTCAGCGATCCGTCCGTGATGCTGAACTCGCGCGACAAGAACCACCCGATGAAGGACCAGGGCCTGAAGGTCGCGGTCGCGGACGGCGGGTTCGAGCCGATCAAGAAGACGGTCGCCGGCTACGTTCCGGGCTTCCCCTTCCTGACGGCGAAGTCCACGCAGGCGGTCCCGTGCTTCCACAACGTCGGCGGCCGGGTGGTCGCGGTGCTGCCGGAGGAACTGGACAAGGTGCTCTACGCCGGCTGCTGGGTGACGATGAAGCTGGCGATCATCAAGTCCACCAGCGCCGGCAATCCGGGCGTGTTCTTCGGGCTCCAGTCGATCATGAAGCTGGCCGACGACAAGCCGTTCGGCGGCGCGGGCGGCGGCGGCACGCCGGAGGACTTCGCCGGATCGGTGGCGATCGAAGACCCGAACGCCAACGCGATCATGCAGAACGCGGGCCTGGCGCAGAACGACTGGGATGCGCCGGCCGCCCCGGCGGCTTCGGCGAGCGACTGGGGCTGATCGATGAAGATCCACCTCGACTTCGAGACCCGCTCGGCCGTGCCGATCAAGACCGCAGGGTCCGTGCGCTACGCCATGGACCCGACGACCGAAGTCCTACTGGCCCGGTGGTGCGTCGAAGACGAGTGGGGCCGAGGCCCTGTGAATGGCTGGCGGCGGGGCGACCCGCCGCCGGTCGAACTGATCTCCGCCGTCGCCTCGGGCGCGACGGTGTGCGCGCACAACGCGCTGTTCGAGCTTGCCATCTGGACCTACATCTGCGAGGCCCGCATGGGGTGGGGCAAGCTGTCGCCTCACCAGATGGACTGCACCATGGCCCGCGCGCACACCATGTCGCTGCTCGGGTCGCTCGACGGCGTCACCACGTTGATGCGGGTCAAGCACAAGAAGAACCCCGCCGGCAAGGCGCTGATCCGGTTCTTCTGCGTCCCGCGAAAACCAACGAAGGCGGAAGACCCAAACAAGATTTACTGGCACGAGCCGGAAGATTACCCCGACAAGTTCAACGAGTTCGATGTCTACTGCGGCGACGACGTGGAAGCCGAGTGCGACGTTGACACGACACTGCCGCAGATGTCGGACAGTG